GTTCCGTTTCGGGAGTGTCCAGAAAAGATGCGAGTTCAGTCAGGCCACCAGGGGTGTCGAGTGCTTGCGCGTGTTCGCCGTCCATGTGCTCTTTCAGTCAAATCCGCCCCCTACATCACCAAGGGCAGCATGCGGCGCATCTCTGCGGACGCCAAAAGGCTGGGTGATCAGCCGGTAATCAGTAACCAGTAACCCGTCGCATGAACTGTCGCGGTTTGGTTTCATCCCTTGCCTTGTTCATGTCAACCATTGCAGCGGTGAACGATCCGTTCTGCACAAACCCCTCCAGCACTGTCTTGAAGTCGCGGTGGATGCGCTCCCAAAGGGCTGCAATCACCAATCCCTGCGGGTCACGAACGGAAACCTGTGCGCGCTTGTCATCAATGGCATCCTTCAACGCACCCATCGCATCCTTGAACACTTCAGAATCAAGAATGGCCTGAGCGTCTTTTCCGCGCTGAATAGTCTGGTTTTCAGTCATGCAAGCATTGTGCTTTTTAGTAAAGGCTTACCAGAGCATCAGCAGTTCAATGTCTTCTTCATCCTGCATTTCCATAGCCAACGCGTGAACCTGCAAAACCCTGTCCCATGCTTCTTGCTTAATGAGCGCGGGAAGGTCAACCGGCAGGGAATACTGACCAACCATAGAGGCGATTAGAGGCAGTTCCAGCGTTTCCACTGGCACCACATCAACCACGCGGTAAACGCGCTCCCTGAGCCGCTTTCTGGCCCTTCTAGAGGTCTTCTGTGCTTCCTTTATCGCCTGCTCTGCCGCTTCTTCAGCTTCTAGCCAAGCGTCAGCCTCTTGAGCAGAGTTGAACAGGTGAATCTTCTTGCCTCTGCGAACAAACGAACGCCTGGGTGTGAAGTCAAACCCGCCAGATTCAGCCACCGGAGGCTCGACAACCCCCGATGATTCAAACAGCGAACTGAGGATTAGCAGCATCAGATGTAGCTCAGGTTTACCTTGACTTGGCTCAGCGCCACGGCAGTCGTGTCGGTGTCAGCGGCCAGAGTAGTGATCGAGTAGCAGATGCCAGTCGAGTACCGCATGCCCTGTGTACCCCAATTGAGCGACACAACGCCACCAGCAGGGATGGGTACAGTCAACGCCACAGCGGTAGTGCCAACCGTGACAGTTGCCGAGTTGTGCAGCTTCACAAATGCTGCCGCTGCTCCAGTGTTGGAGACTGTCAGGCCGTAGATCGTGCCTGCCGAAGCCTTTGCAACTGTGCCGTTAGTCGTTGCTGCGCTGGATAGGATTGCATTGGTCGTCGTCGGAGTGACGCCCACAACAGTCCCGCCTGTAACTGTCACCGTGCCAGATACTGGCTGTGTGCCGCTGATCTGCGCGCCGGGGATTGGCTCTGTAGCGTAGGTGCCCGGAATCATCGTCCATACTTGAGTTCCAGAAGTCCAGGCAGTAGCGCGGATTCGAAACCACTTCAGAGCATTAACCGACAGTTCCCAAGCGTAAGCAGGAGCCGCACCTAGAACGCCCGTAGTCGTTTCAATGGTGTTGGCACTAGACCTAATGGCTTGTACTGAGAACCAATTGCCGTCTGCGCCGTTTGTAGAATTCAACGAGCCTTCAAACGTGCAGTTTGCACCAGCGAATGTGCCGGTGCAGTGAATCATCAAGTTAGAGAAACGCTCGGTGTTGACAGGCACGGTGCTTGTGGCGCTTGTCACGTTACCCACTGTCGCTGTATAGCTGGCAGGCTTGGACGCAACTTTCAAGCGTCCTTCTTCATCCATGTTTAGCGTGTTCAAGTCGCCGTCAGCCACCGAGGTGCTGTCTGAATCACGCCTTTTAGCTAGCATCACTTGACCAGCAGAGCCATCAACGAACGGGGCATTCTGTAGCCCGATGGTTCCGTTAAGCGTGGTCAGAAGTGTTTGCAGAGCCGCAATGGTCGCCTCTGTTGCAGCACCTGTAGGAAGGGGCAATGAAGCCGCAGAAACGGGCAAGGAGCCGCTTACAGGAGTGGATTGACCATCTGCACCTAAATCGAGTTTGACACGCTGGTACTGAACTCCACCAACGTCATCGGTTGCGACAACTGCGCCACCAGCGCCAGGGTTTAGGGTTACATGGTCTGTCATTGCTGCACTCCTTGAACGCCAATCGCTTTGCCTTGCTGGTCACGAACAATCACCTTCGGAGCGTTTATCTGTGCTGCCAACTGTCCAATCATCTGAAGTGTCTGCATGTGCATCCCTGCGAGTTTTTCCATTGGGCTTTCGTTCGTCATGGCTTCTTCGTTGCCAACCTCGGCCAGCAGTTCATCACCCGATTGCTCTGTGCCAATGGCTGCAATTCGCAGCTTCACCCGCGCATCCAGTTCAGCCTTCCAGCGTTCAAACTCCAAGCGTTGTTGCTCCATCTGAATTTGCATCTGAGCTTTGAACTGTTCGCGCTCAGAATCACGTTGGTCGTTTGCAGCCTGAAGCTCAAGGTTTGCGCGAGTCTCTTGCAGCTTGGCATCAGCTTTGATCTGCTCAATCTCACGCGCCATTTGCGTCTCAGCCTGGAACTTCTGGATGTCGGACTGTTGCTCTGCCTGGTGCTTCTGTCCGTCCGCTTGTAGCTTCATCTGAGCAATTTGCACCGCTTCAGGTGGAGGCTGCGGCTTGGGCGGCTGTGTGCTTGGGTCAGTAAGAAAGTTCTGCACGTCTTTGAAGCCTGCGTTTTCCACCATCTTTGTGGCCGTGTGGTAGAGCTGCTTGGGCGTTGCCATGCCTATTGCCATGCCTTGCTGCTGCACCTGTCCGATCATCACCAAATGAGCCGCTTGCTGCGCCTTGTCGCCCGTTCCTAGGCCCACATTCACAGTCATGCTGTACTGGTCGCGCCATTCCTGTGGGTCGTACTCCACAAACTCATCACGCAAGCGGAAGGCTAGTTTCTCCATGCCTCCATCGGTCAAAGTCTTGAGGATGCCGAGGAAGATGGGCTTAACCAGAGTCTCGGCGATGATGCGAACAACCATTTCAGTGCGCTGCTGGGCTGCACTCATGTCCATTGCCCTGCCTGTAGCGGTGTTGTTCAGGCTGTCAGGGTTGAGGCCCTGAGAGCTTCTAGAAACGCCCGTGCGGTTCTCGCGCATTCCCTGGATGTACTCCAGCATTGGCATGCTTGCAGCGCCTGTGAAGGGCGTCACGTTGTCTGTAACGGCATCCACAGAGCGAACCCGGACAATGCCACCGATCCGGCTATCAAGCAGGTCATCAATGTTGGCCTGCAAAGCGCCCGAGCTATTTTCAAGCACATTCTTGCGCGGGTTGTTCGTCAGCTTCAAGTTGTCCAGCGTCTGGCGCAGAATCTCGGTGTGCAGCTTTTGTAAGTCGCTCACAACGTCCATGTAAGACTGACCATCCCAGCGGTGTGTATTCAGGATTGGGCTGCTTGTGGCGATTGGCACATGCGAGACAACCTCTTTGCTCAGAATCTTGTCGTGCAAGCGGTAGATGCACAGCCGTTCTGCAATGCCGTCACCGTCAACGTCAGCTAAGACGTATTCCATGCGCAACCAGCCCTCGGCCATCGAATCATCTTCAGACTGGCGGTTGTCCAGTTCGTCGGCAAACGTAGCATCTTCTTGGTTCGTCTTGTTTAGGCGGAATGATGCATCTGCGCTGTTTCCAACTTGGTCACTAGCGCGCAAATCCTCAGCCTCTACGCCTTTGAAACCCATGTTCTTGAGGTCAGAGAGCGTGACGCGCATCAGTCGGGCGACATACGGGCATTCGGCCAACAGTGGCGAAGTCCAATCACGTTCAACCAGCAAATCCTCGGGGCTGAATGCTTCGACTTTGACGATGGTGCGCTTCTCGGTCTTCTTTAAACGCCCGTTGTAGCCCATGGCAGGCTGTCCGGTGTACGGGTCGATCTGAGGCTGGCCCTGTTGGTCGAGGATGGGCGTGGGAGTGGCCTGCTCAATCTCGGCATCTTCCTCTTGCAAGAGCATTGCCAGCATCTCTTCAGTGGCTCCCTTGAACGGGATGGACGACACAACCTCGTTTGTCTCCTTGCGCCACATCACCGCGCAGTTCTTCACCGTCAGCATGTCTTTGATGGCTGTGTACAAGACCAAGAATCCGTCGTTTTGCTTGAAGAAAACGTGGTTACAGCTTTCTGTGGCTTGTTCGGCGGGCTTAACATCCTCGGCGCGTGCGGGCTCAAACTGCACCGCTTTGTCAGTGCTGGCGAACACCTTCATGATGGCCGCCAATACCCATTCAATCGAGTCCTGCCCATCCGATGCGACGATCTGAGACCAGCCGGGCTCTTCATTTCCGTAAGGCATGCGGTAGTACTCGCGCATGGACTTCTCACGCTCCGTACCTAGCTGGCCGTGGATGTAGTGGGAAGCTGCGGATTCCTTGCGCTGGAGTATTTCCAGCAGGCTTTCGTCGTCTATTTTTTTGGACATGACTTATCGCGCAATGCGAACCAGTTTTGATCCGTCTAGACTAAGTAGTGGTAAAGGACAAAGGCCCCGCCGATCTTGTTGACTGGCGGGGCCTGGCGGTGGGCTGGGAAACAGCTTGCGTTGCGTGGCGCTTCTCAGCGTTGATGTGATCCCCGTGCTGAGGGGATGGGGTTATTGCATAGCCTCAAGGTCATCTCGCAGTTGTGCGAGGGCTCTTGCGCCGGGCTCGCCATCCACTAAATCTTCATCAGAATACTTTGTGGCCACATAGTCAGAAACCAGTTTGCAAACGTGCTGCATCGCCTCATCTGCCCCCGCTGTCGTAATTCCAAGCATGTCTCGGAATTCTTTTATTTGTTCAAGTGTGAATTTCATGGTGTTTTAGGTGCTTGCGTGGCTGGCTATTGGAAGATTGGGACCCAAACTTGCGCAGCTTCTAGCGCATAGCCCGTTGCATTGGGGTGCAGGGGTGTGGCAAACAAGCCAGCTTTGTACCCTCCCGCAGTCGTGGAGTAGTCGGTGTAAATGGCATCCCGGTCTGCAAGTATTACACCCTTGGCTTCGCAAGCAGTTTTTACAAATTCAACGATTTGTCGCCTGAACCCTTCTGATGCCTCGCTGATGCTGTTGACTGGGTTTGGCGTGCAGAGAATTGGAGTAGTGCCAACTTTTTGGCACTCCTGCAAAAAGCGCATCGCAAGCACTTTGCATCTATCAACACCCGCTTGCGTGTACTTGTCAGAATCGTTCGGGCTCCACGGCGTAAACGATGCGACGGTTGGGCGTACCGCCTGAATTTTTGCAATAACATTTGGGAAAAATGCAGTCGTTGGGGAAGACGCCCACCCTTGATTGCAGAGTGCAATTTTCCCGTAGAGCAGCTCACTTGCCAGCCGAGGCCCGCCGCCTACATTCGGCATAGGCCCGCCATCTGATCCTTGTATCGTAGAGTCACCCCCTGGGATAAAGGTAATCACCCCGGATGCAGTAAGAAATTCAAACCAGATAGCGGGTGCCATGCCCCACTCTGTAGCGCCAGTAAACCCTGCCGGTGTCGTTACAAAGTCCCCTGACTTGTAATAAGACTTCACTTTTGTCACCGCAAGAGCAATGCCAGTGTTTGCTATGTCAACACGATTGCATGTTGTATTCCCCGCCGACGGGACATATTGCCGAATAGCCAAAAGCCGACCCGTCCCGCCGTCTGTGCGGGGGATTGACGACAGCGTTATCCAGTCGCTTACTGTGTCTGTGCTTACTGCGTCGTTTGTGCCAGCGCCAGATGTGCATGCAGTCGTAGAAAAGGACGCTGCACCGCCAAAAAGTGCATTGACGAACGATCCGCTTGGCGTGAATGGCGCGGCTATGGCGTCATTTGACACTGCGACGGCTGCAAGCTGCGATATTTGTGCAGTAGACGCCATGTTTTCAACGTGAATTCGCAGTCCAACAAAGTCGAAAGGAATCTCATAGGTCGCATGCAGCGTAGACCCGAGAACACCCGCAGAATTTTGTATTTGTCCGTACAGCTTGAATGGAGCAATACCTTTCTGTGGATCAAGTAGGCCTACGACCCCCACGCTCCCCCCCGCAGGCGTTCGCAGGGCGGCGCCGGTGCTATCTGTCCACTCAACAGGCGGCAGGCTCTCCACATCAGCCTTTGGGTGGCCAATGCCTTGCGTGTAATGCTGAATTCCGGTGATGTCTACTTGTGCCATGTCGTTACCTATTGAAGTGTCTGGCCAACTCGCGCTTTACTTCTGCCGAGTCGTACCTGGGTTGTTCTGGTGCTTTAATCTTCTCGTTTCCAAGTTCAATCAAGCGGTGTTCTTTTAGGTGCTTTCTGTGGGCAGAGCGTGAGCCAATCCATTCACCCGTTTGCATGGACTGATAGCCCGCAATATCAGGCATGACCTGGTGGCTCTGGAATGCACCCCTGTCCATCTCTTGCTTCAGCGCCCACACCTTTTCGCCTTCGTCACCGGATAGTTTCCAGAGTTGGAAAAACGCCTCTTTATCAGTCATTACTCAAGTCCTGTGCAACTTGACGATCCGCAGCTTCTGCTGCGATCTGGGCCGTTGCTGTGGTGGTTTGTGCAGAGATTTGAGCAACAAGAATCTTCACCGAGGCTTCAAGCTCAGACTTCATTTGCGCGGCCTGTGCCTGTGCTTGCAGTTCCATTTGCTTCAACATGGCTTCATGCTGCTGCTGCGCCATAGCCATCTGCCCCTCACGCTCCATACGCATTTGATCTGCTTGCACTTCCATCTGCATGCGCATCTGATCGGCCTGTTGTCCGGCCTGCATCTTGGCTTGCTCCAACTGCATGCGGCCCTGCTCTGCCTGCTGCTGTAGTTGAACCTTCAGCATCTCAGGGTCGGGCTTCTCTTGCTTGGGTTTCTTTGCCTCTTCCTGCGCAATCTTGATGAACTGCTCAAGACTTGCTTCCATCGACTTGCCAGCCTTGAACGAGCGAACGCCAAACATCAGCATTTCACCCATCAGCGGGGCCATCTCTGGCGGGGCTTGCACAGCTTCACGGATGAATGCACCAGCAGCTTGCAGGAACTCCATGCGATCAGACTTCTCTTGCGCTTCGTCCAGCTCGACAAGCGAATCAGTCTCCACCTCAATGCGGAAAGCGCGCAGTGTGTCGTTCTGGAGCAGTTGCAGGGCTTGCGGCAGGTACTGCGCATCTTCTGTCTGATCCATGCCAGAGATTGCCACCAGCGACTCTGGACGGTAGAAAGCGCACATGATCTGCGCTTTGATCTTCAGAATGTCCGATGCGAACCTGGCCACATCGCTCTGCATTTCCTTCAAGCGCAAACTGGCGTACTGGCTCTTGATCTGTTGGGCGGTGGCAGTCTCAGAGGCTACCGATGCACCTCGGATAATGTCCGACAGGCCGGTGACCTCGTAGATCACCTGCTTGGCGGCTTCACGTGCTGCGTACAACTGCTGCAAGGCATTGACAACCATGTCAAGCGGCAGGAACTCCACAGAGCCCTTGAGGCCGCCACGCTCAGCAAATGCAGCCCACGTGTCAACAGGGATCAGCGTGTTGTCAACGCCCTCGCTCAGCATGCGCTGCACACCAGATGCGGACGAGTCATACACGCCAACAACTTTGACAGCTTCAACCAGTTTGCCGATCCGCTCTGTCAACGTGTCAATCTCTGCGGCCTGATCCTGATACATGACGTAATCAGCAACTGGCACCAAAGAATCAGTGGTCAGCGTGGCGAACAGAGGCTTTGGGCAGGGGAAGAACTCATCCAACTCAAGCGGGTCTTGGCGTTCGTCAAGCACATGCTCACAACCCGTAGCCACCCAATACACAGTCTTGGTCGTCTTGTCCCAAATCTCCCACACCACAGCCTTTTTCATCTGCTCGGTGTTCACGCCTTCAGCTTTGAGCTTGTCAACGCCTACAGGCACATGAGACAGTG